AATGGCATATACAATTAACAAAACTGACGGAACAATTTTAGCCACAGTGGCAGACGGTCAGATAGATGAGTTATCAACAGATCTTACACTCATAGGAAAAAACTACAGCGGCTTTGGTGAATCAATTAATGAAAATTTTGTCAAACTGCTGGAAAATTTTTCCAGCTCTAGCCAACCTACAAGTCCTATCAGAGGACAAATTTGGTTTGATGTAAGCGAATTAAAATTAAAAGTCTACAGTGGAACAGGTTTTGTGCCAGTGAGCTCTGCCACAATATCCAGTCAACAACCTTTGAATCTAGGTGTAGGAGATCTATGGTTCAATGATTTGGCAAAACAGTTGTATTTCTTTGACGGTTCAAACACTATATTATTAGGACCAGATTATTCTGTGCTTCAAGGTATTAGTGGACTAAAGGTAGTGAATATTTTAGACTCATTAAATCAAAATCGAGTAGTGGTATACCTCTATACCAACGGCATATTGCTAGGTATTTTTTCCAAAGATGCATTCACTCCCAAATTGCCTATCGACGGATTTAGTGGTAGTATCATACCTGGATTCAGCGCAGGAACATTGGCTGGTTTAAAGTTTAATGTTACTGTGACAAACAGTGAAAAACTTGGAGGTCAGACTGCGAGCCTATATGTTAGAAACGATACAAGTAATATTGTTAACGGCCAGATTATTATTTCATCAAACTTAGGGTTGATTATTGGAGATGCAAACCAAGGACAGTTTCAAGTTCAAGATGGTAATTTAATAATTGCTAACATCGCTTCAAACAAACAGATGACTTTCAACGTTAGACGAGATGTTATCGCAGAAGCAGCAATCAATATAGAAGCTGATGCTCGTCGAATTGATTTATATGATGGATTTCCTACCAGTGAAGTACAAATAGGTGGAAGTCTCACAGTGCAGGGAGACCTTACTGTGAACGGAAACGTGGTCACAGTGAATACCAGCACAGTAACCATTGAAGATAAGAACATAGTGTTGGCCAAACAAACTGGTATTGTACCCACAGATACAAATGCAGCTGGCGGAGGTGTAGTACTACAAGGAGCCGCCAGCCATGTATTTTTATGGCACGATGTAGGTCAAGCAGCACAGGCCACTAGCGGGACTGCAACTGCTGAAGGCTACAATGATGCTATTCCTGCATTAGCCAGTGCTGCGTGGACCAGTTCAGAACACATAAATCTAGCCACAGGTAAAGAATTTAAAATTGACGGAGTAACTGTGTTGTCGGGTACATCACTTGGTCCAGGTATAACTAGTATTCCGGGTGTAACCAGCTTCGGTGTGCAAACACAACTATCTGTAGATAGCCTATATCTCAATGATGCCGCTATACAGGTAACAACATCAAACACCGATTTATCGTTGCTTATCAACGGCACAGGCGGTCTTAATTTAGGCAGCAAAAAAATCAAATCAGTAGCAGACCCAACTTCTGCACAAGATGCTGCCACAAAAAATTATGTTGATAATACCATCAAAGCTAGAAGTATTGTACTCAGCCTGGATATATCTGACGGTATTTCTAATGCAGGTATTGCTACATTATTAGAGCAGATTGCACCGGTAGCAGAGTACAACAACGGTACCATTGCTAGAGTGTTGTGTTCACTGTTGATCAACAGCACCACTAATCTTGACATCAATCCATTGCTGTCAACCTCTTCAACAGAATTTGTGACTCCAACAGGTACAGCGTTTGGATTGAATAACATTAGTTTCACTACCGCCACAGTGGCAGCGCCTGGGCTGATTGTTTCAAGGATAGTCAAAACATTCCAGATTATTTCTGGCGCATGGGTATTTGTATCTTAATGGTTAAATATGTAACGGAGCGATAAATGGCATATATCATAAACAGATTTAGCGGTCAGCAATTAGTAGTGCTAGAAGATGGCACACTAGATACCTCAACCAGTCTAGGATTGCTTGGCAGAAACTATACTGGCTATGGTGAAACACAAAATGAGAATTTTTTGTTTCTGCTTGAAAATTTTGCCAATGACAATCCACCGTCTAGACCAATCACAGGACAAACATGGTATAACACCGATATTGGCGCACTGAATGTTTATAATGGTACAGCCTGGACTCCTGTAGGATCTGCTGTTATCAGTGACACTGAGCCAGAAGGATTCGACGGCGGCATTTGGTACAAAGATATCACAGATCAACTGTTTGTATATGATTCTGGATTATGGAAATTAATAGGACCCGAAGCCATTGAAGGCTTTGGTATGACTAAAGTTCTAGCTGAAAAAATTAGGGATAGTAATGGCACTGAACATGCGGCCCTCAAGGTAGTAGTAGATGGCACAGTGTTGGCAGTGTGTGTTGATGATGCGTTTACTATAGATGATGCCAACGCAATACCTGGATTTTCAATCTTACAGGCAGGAACCAATATTTCAACCGCCAGGCCAGTCATTGGGTCACTGGTGGGAAATGCAGAATCTGCTAGTAAATTGAATCCTGGTAGAACTATAAATGGTGTGTATTTCGATGGTCAAACAGACATCGCAATTACATCAAACACAACTAATACATTAACAAGAGGCACCTATCTAACTGGTGCAAACTTTAATGGCTCAACAGCCACTACTTGGAGTGTAGATGCCAGTCCCAATAATGTTATAGGCAAAATTGTGGCTAGAGACAGTGCCGGAGATTTTTCCGCAGGCACAATCACTGCTAATTTGCTCGGTAATGTCTCTGGAAATGTAACCACTGCTAGCGGAACCAGTACTTTCAACATAGTATCAGCCAACGAATTCATAGGAGCCACGCTATCTGGCAACGCATTTACAGCCACAAAATTACAAACAGCAAGAACAATCAACACGGTACTGTTTGATGGCAGTGCAAATATCACAGTACCTGCAGACGGTAACACATTGACGGGCACACAATTGGCAGTCAACATAGTAGATTCTCATCTTACTAATGTGGGAACACTATCTTCTCTAGACGTAGCTGGCGCAACCGGTATCACACTCGGAGGACCTAGCACCAGTGTGGCGCCTTTGAGAATATACTTAGACGCATCTACAATACCAACATTACATTCACGTAATTCTGGAATACGTTTCACAATTCTTGATCCAACACAACCGTCAAGTACGGCTGCAATCTCTATGGTAAATGCAGCCACGGCGTTAGCGTTAGGAGGGCTCAATGCTCCAGCTATGATCCCAGTGAATACTGCTACTACTGATCTAGGAATATCCACTGCAAAATGGAACAACGTGCATGCCAACTTTTTTGTAGGCACAGCCACTGCTGCACAATACGCAGATCTTGCTGAAAAATACGTAGCAGATCAAGAATATGAGCCTGGTACAGTACTTGAATTCGGCGGTGAATTTGAAGTAACTCTAGCAGAAGACGGATCAAATAGATTGGCTGGTATTGTATCAACAGCGCCTGCATATCTAATGAACAGCGAATGTGTAGGTACATATGTAGTTGCCCTTGCATTACAGGGTAGAGCACCTTGCAAAGTTAGAGGAAAAATATCCAAAGGCGATATGCTGATGAGTGCAGGTGACGGATATGCTAGAAAAGCAATCAGTCCTCAAATAGGTACAATTATAGGCAAAGCACTAGCAGATTTTGATGGTGTAAATGGTGTTATAGAAGTAGCAGTAGGCAGAGTTTAAATGGGTGTATTTACGATAAATAATAGTTACAACGGAGTTGATCAATGGCATATCAAGTAGACAAATTTAATGGAACGTTCTTAGTCTCTGTCGACGACGGTACCATTGATACCACCACTGATTTGCGTTTTGTAGGTAAAAATTACGCTGGCTACGGCGAAGTACAGAACGAGAATTTCTTACATTTGCTGGAAAACTTTGCCAATACATCGGCCCCTCCAAAAAGAATAACTGGTCAAATTTGGTATGACAGCGGCCTAAAAAAACTTCGGTTCTACGACGGCACAAAGTTTAGAACAGCCAGCGGCGCAGAGATAGGTCCTACCCCTCCCAGCGGATTGCAGGCCGGTGATTTTTGGTTTGATACCGGAGCCGAACAACTGTATGCCTATACTGGCACTGAATTTGTATTAATTGGCCCTGAAACCCTGCCTGATCTAGGCGCATCGGCAGTACAGGCGCAGGTAGTCAAAGACACCCTTAACAACAATCATACCATAGTAAAATTTCAATCTGGCGGTGATGTAATATCAATCGTCAGCAAAGATGCATTCACCCTAAATAGCGTTTTAAATCCTATAACAGGATTCTCAGTGATCAAGAAAGGTGTCAATCTAGTCAACACCAACGGCACTACCGGAGTAACAACTACAGATCACTATTTTTGGGGATCAGCAAGCAATGCATTGAGATTAGGCGGTTATGCTGCCAGCGAATATATTAGAATAGGTGAGGTATCCTTTACTAATGCAATTGCTTTCGCCGATGCTGGCCTTACAGTAGGTGATCAAAATGATTTAAGAATCCGTGTTGAAAACGGTGATGAACCCATTATTGAAAACAGATTAGGCAATACTATAACCTTGAGAATACGAGTATCGGACAGTGATCTTCGTAATGTTGGTATTGTAACTGCAAATGGCATGATTCCAGGCACAGACAATTTCTTTACTCTTGGTTCTGCTGTTTCTAAGTGGGCTAACGTGCATTCAACCACATTCACAGGGGCATTAACTGGTAATGTAACCGGAAATACCACAGGCGTACACAAAGGTAATATACTTGCTGACGACAATTCTGTGGCCTATACCGCGGTTACAAAAATATTTTCAGGCAATTTCTCGGGAACACTCACAGGCAATGTGATAGGTTCAGTTACAGGTACAGCCACTAACGCTTTGTCTTTGAACAGTCTAGTTGGAGAACTTGGTGCAGTAGCAACTTCTGTGGCTCTGCGAGATAGCAGTGGTAACATCACTGCTACTAGATTTATCGGAGTCGTAGATAAATCAGATAGAACTAGAATAAATGACGCAGCAGTAGACACAGACCCTAATTACAGATCTGCTAAAACCACAAAAACAGCTAACACAATTGCAGCTAGAGACGGTTCAGGAAATCTATTGGCCAATACCTTTGACGGTACAGCAACCGCAGCGCAATATGCAGATCTTGCTGAAAAATATCTAGCAGATAAAGAATATGAAGTGGGCACAGTAGTATGTATTGGTGGTGTAAAAGAAATTACAGCAGCCACATATGGTAATAGAGCTATCGGTATTGTGTCAGGTAAGCCAGGTTTCATAATGAATTCGCAATTAGATGGTGGCACATTGGTTGCACTAAAAGGTCGTGTGCCTGTAAAAGTACAAGGTACAGTTAAGAAAGGGGACAAGTTGGTCCCTGCTCAAAATATGTTTGGCGCAGCATCGGCTGCAGACAAATCTGATACAGATTATTTTGCTATAGCTCTTCAAGACCACCAGTCTGGTTCAGGTGTTATAGAAGCATTGGTATTATAAGGAAAATTTATGGCAATCGGTGATTTTATTACTGCAACTGATTATAACACAATCAGAACAAAAATATTCAATGTAATGTCCACAGGAGCTGGTAATTTTGGTTACGGCCAAACCGTATTTAGTTCTTTGGTAGCAGCTGGGAATTCAGTAACAAAGACTCAATGGGATGCCTTGAGATATGACATCTATAATGCGTTATTACATCAAACAGGATCGGGCGCAGTATTGACCACAGTGGCTGTAGGCGACGTAGTAAGATATGGTGCCAGCCAACCTAATTTTCAATATGACACCTTTGCTGATCAAGCAACTACAAATAGATTTGATCTAGGTACAGGACAATTTGTCACAGAGGCCATTGACAACAAAACATTCACATCTTCCTGGGTAAATTCTTTAACTGCCACTGTTACTGTTACATTTTCTACAGCTGAGGAGGCTAGATTCTTTTTTAATGCCGGTGGAAAAATTCGATTCGCCAGCTCAAGAACAGGCGGATCAGCCGAAGCACAAAACACATCTTGGAGCAATCTGCTCAGCAGCGCAGGTACACAGACATTTGTCGGCGGCCCAGCAGGCATAAATTTCTTTTCACTTACGAACTCTTATCAAACATTTTATACTGCAAGCGGTAGTTCGGCCTATGCTGCCAATCAGTGGAAACTAGAAGCGTTATGCAACGTCAGTAGCAATACTACAGGAACTGCCAATGTTATCACTTTCCGAGTGAGTTGGTTAGACAATTACTTTGATCCCGGTCCAAATCCAAATCCGCCCCCAGGCGACCTAGTAGACGGTACTCTTACGCTTACAGTTGATCAAGTTCGCCCTGCTGGATTTCTACAGCCCAGCGGTACCTTTACTATTATCGCACCAAGCTCTTCAGTAGTCAGCGCAATCAGCGGCTCATAATTTTACCTCTCGAAACACAGTACATAAATAATGTGCGTGTTTTATAGGAGGTAACATGGACGGTCGTTTAAAAGCAGCCTTAGATTTTTCAAACTACAGGCAAACACTCACAATCCAGCGTAAGCAGCTCAAAGAAAAAATTGATGCAAAGATGACCTACGGTCATAATGGCGGAATATTCAAGATAGATCGCTCTCTAATCAATTTTGTTCAGCTGCTAATTGATAGCGAAAGAATTGAAGAAGTTCCTTTGCTAGACTCAAACGATACTCCAATTTTGATTAAAAATATGAATGAGTTTAAAGAAGAAATATTAGATAGATATTTTACTGCTGTTTACGAATATTATGAACAACATGAAACTTTAAAAAAATCTCGCTCCGTTGAAAAATTGTTAGATCTATGAAAAAAGGATGTCTAATATTTGCACACAATAACAGACAAATTGATTACAGTCTGTTGGCTTTAATATCCGGCGGGCTTGCTAAAAAAAATTTAAAAGTTCCAATATCTTTAGTAACAGACAAATCAACGGTTGATTGGATGCATGAGTTTGGCTCTTTACCAAAAGCCAAAGAAATATTTGAAAACATAATTATTGTAGACAGACCAGTGACAAATAATACAAGAAAATTAAGTGACGGCATGGAATCGTCAACAGTACCGTTTATTAATTCAAATAGACATTCTGTTTGGGAATTAACTCCTTATGATCGAACACTGTTGCTAGACAGCGATTTTTTAATATTTTCTGACAATTTAGGTCAGTATTGGGATGTTGATGAATCTTTATTAATTTCACATTCCATGAACGATATAAAAGGAGACAGGGTAGGTGAATTAGACAAAAATGTTTCAGAAACTGGTATCCATATGTATTGGGCCACTACAGTAATGTTTACAAAAAATTCAGAAACAAAATTATTTTTTGATTTGGTTGACCACATAAAAATCAATTACAAATACTACTCAGATCTTTATAGATTCAATCCCTTGCAGTTTAGAAACGATATTGCATTTTCAGTAGCTAAACACATTCTAAATGGTTACAGAGAAACAGATAACATATGTTTGCCGCCAATTAATACTGTAATAGATAAAGATATTTTGTGCGACGTAAGTAATGATAAATTAACTTTTTTAATTAACGATTTATTAAATCAAGAAAAATATATAGCAGCAGCTTCAAAGAATAGAGATATTCATATTATGAATAAACAAAGCATTATTAGAAACAGCAAAAAACTTTTGGAGTTACTATGAACTTTGGTTATCTAATAATAGTATCTTCAAACAACAATATAGACTATTTAAAATTAGCGTATGCATTGGCTCTCAGCATTAAAAATACTCAAAGAGATGGATATGGCCATGTTGCATTAATAATTGACGACACAAAAAAAATTAAAGATTTAAAAAGCCCATGGGTTTTTGATCATGTAATTGAATGGAATAAAGAAACGTTTTGGGACGGAAGATCGTGGATGAACAAATTATCTCCCTTTGAATATACAGTTTGTCTAGATGCGGATATGTTGTTCACTAGAGATTACAGTCATTGGATAGATTATTTTATAGAAAATTCTGAGCTATACATTGCTCCTAACGCATATACATATCGAGGAGAACTAATTACTAACGATTTTTATAGAAGAGCGTTTACAGATAATTCGTTACCAAATTTATATAGTTTTTACACTTTTTTTAAACAAGATTCAAAATTAGTTGAAGAGTTTTTTTCTTTAGGTAGGTGGATCATAAAAAATCCTACAGAGTTTTCTAATCTTTACCTGTCGAACAGAAAACCAAAAGTTGTTGGCACCGACGAAGCATTCGCTCTCAGTGCTAAACTGTTAGGCATTGAAAATGAAATTAGTTATAATTTAGAATTCCCCAAAGTAGTTCATATGAAACCAATGGTGCAAAATTGGCCATGGCCCGCCAATGAGTGGACTGATCACATAGGATTCTATCTCAACGTCGACGGACACATAAAATTAGGAAATTATCAACAGACAGACATTATTCATTATGTTAATAAAGAACTAATAACTGACGAGGTTATTAGTATATTAGAGGAAATAGCATGGAAGAATTAATGGATTTTGACGAATGGATCAAAATCGCCAACGCTACCAAAATACAATACTGGGCAAAATATGATCCCGACAACGGAAAAGTTCTTGGAATATATCCAGGATCATCTGCAGATACAATAAAAAATAAGATAGAAATTGATCAAGAGACTGCAGAATCAATAAATGACGGAACAACTTCTATTTTTAATTGCCACGTAGATTTAGAATCCGGCAATTTAGAAATTATAGAAATTAAATCATTGACAAGTATTGACGATGTACTACACAGAGTGGTAGATTCGAAATGGTCTGACACTACTGATGCAGATATCTACATAACACATAATAACAGTACTATTTCTATAATTTTAAATGAAAAGTATAGAAAAGGAAAACGCATTTTTTGGAACGGAGAAACTGAAATGAATTTTTTTATTACAGATTACAATGATCCAAATGTTTTGCATAACATGTTTACAGTAAAACTCAGTAAATTAATTGAAGAAAATTTTTCAATAAAAATTGATTCCCCAAAAAAATTTAGTGTTTATTCTAGACGACTTTTTAAAAAATATATTTTTATAAATGAAAACAATTGAACTTGACATAGTTTTTTTAAGCTACGACGAACCCAATGCAGATCTTCACTATGCAGATCTATGTTCTAAGGTGCCTTGGGCCAAACGTGTACACGGCGTAAAAGGATCGGACGCAGCACATAAACAGGCCGCAGAACTGTCGGAAACAGATTGGGTGGTTACTGTGGATGCTGACAACATTGTAGATTCTAAATTTTTTAACGTTGAGATAGATACCATTGATCCAAAAATTCAGGTATACAGCTGGCTAGGAAGAAACAGATTAAATGGTTTGCTCTATGGTAACGGTGGATTAAAAATTTGGCGGAAAGATTTCATTCTCAACATGAAAACTCACGAAGCCAGCGACAGTGAACGAGCCCAGGTTGATTTTTGTTGGGAAGATGGATATCGTCAATTTAAAGAATGCTATAGTGAAACTGTAATTACAGGATCACCGTTCCAGGCATGGCGAGCAGGATTTCGTGAGGGCGTGAAAATGACTTTACTAGATGGAATAAAAGTTCCTCCTATGGAAATCAAGGAACGTGTGTGGTGGCATAATATACATAGACTGCGCATGTGGTCAACTGTGGGAGCACATGAAGAAAATGGTATATATGCCGTATACGGTGCTAGACTCGGCACTTGGTTGGCAAATTGCACTCAATGGAATTATATTGATGTTAGAGATTTTGAAATATTAAAAGATATATATCATGATTATGCAAAGCCTTATGAAGATGATAACAATCAAGGTCTAATTGAAGAAATAAAATCTTTAGGTGACAAAATAAGTACGCAATTAGGATTACATTGGCCTTGGCTAGATGCTGATCAAAGCAAATATACGTTGGATCTTTATATAGAAACAATGAATTTATCTAATACCTATTTAAAAAATGTATGATATTTTTCTTGTAAGCAAATCTGTAGTATGCAACAACCAATGGCAAACTTTTAAAAAAAGATATCCACGATCACAAAAAATAGATAATGTAACATCTTTTGATCAAATAAAATCAAAAGCATTTACCAAGTTTTTTTGGATAATTTGGGAAGATTTATTAGTTGATGAATCTTTTGATTTTTCTTATAAAGTGCCTGAATGGGATAACGATTACATTCACGTATTTAAAAACGGTGAATTCTTTGACGGAGTTTGTTTAATTTCTAAAACAGCTAATATTAGCCAACGAGAATTTGAAAACAGATTTGTTGTTAACGGAAAAAAAGAAATAGATATTGTAGCATCGCATCCTAAACCATATGATATATTTTATATAGACACGTATGATGAATATTTAAATGCTATAGAAACTGCAACAACTGATATGTTTTGGGTTGTCTGGAAAGAAGTTGTTGTAAATTCTAAATTTAAATTTGATTTTAAAGTTCCTAAGTATGAACAGCATATTCCTCACGTATTTAAAAACGGAAAGTTCTTTGACGGTATCTGTATTTTTCCAAGAACAGTCAAGGTCACACAACGAGAATTTGAAAATAGATTCTATGTAGAAAAAAAAGAAATAGATATAGTTGCGTCAATTCCTCGAATATTTGATATATTTTTTATTTCTTATAATGAATCCAATGCAGATGAAAATTATAAAACATTGTTAACAAGAGTTTCGTCTGCTAAAAGAATACACGGTGTAAAAGGAATACATCAGGCACATTTACAAGCGGCCAAGGAATCTACATCAGAAATGTTTTGGATAGTCGATGGAGATGCACAAGTATTAGAAAATTTCGAATTTACAATGCCGCAAATTCCCTATTACAATCTGCAAGAAAGAAATCACTTTAACGAAACTGTACATGTATGGAAAAGTCAAAATCCTATTAACGGATTAACTTATGGGTACGGTGGTGTAAAGCTATTTCCTAAAAAACTAACACTGAACATGGATCTAACAACACCAGACATGACAACTTCTATAAGTAACAACTTTAAAGTTATACCTACGGTTAGTAATATCACACAGTTTAATACAGATCCTTTTACTACGTGGAGAAGTGCATTTAGAGAATGCGTAAAATTATCTAGCAATGTAATTGATAGATATTATGATAAGGAAACTGATCATAGATTACAAATTTGGTGCACAGAAGGAATAGAAAACAAATACGGTGAGTATGCCATAGACGGTGCAATAGAAGGGAAAAAATACGGAGAAAACAATATAGGAAATTTACAGGCATTGGCTAAAATTAACGATTTTGATTGGCTTAAGGATAAATTTGAAAATGGCAGATAATAATATCAAAGGCGACGAAGTAAAAATTATAAATGGAAAATTTGAATCTGTCTATATGCACAAATCAGAACACATGTTGTCTGAATTAAACAAAGTTAGTCCAAGTTTTTGTCTAGCCAAATGGTATAATGTAAGCATACACATTCCTACAGGTCAAACTCATAGTTGTTATCATCCAAAAAGCCACCACGTTCCTATAGAAGAAATCAAAATTGACGTAGGTGCATTACACAATACAAAATATAAAAAAGAACAGCGCAAAAAAATGCTAGAAGGTACTAGGCCTTCAGAATGCAATTTTTGTTGGGAAATAGAAGATAGCGGAAATAATCTCAGTGATAGGCCCTACCGCAGTTTAGATAGCTGGCGTCCAGGATTAATTAGAGAAGCAATAGCACTTGGGCATCAAGGAAATCCTAAACCTAGGTATGTTGAAGTCAATTTTAATCAAGCCTGTAATTTTAGATGTACTTATTGTAGTCCTCATCTTAGTACAGCTTGGCAACAAGATATTGAAAGAAATGGTCCGTATAAATTAACAGACAGAACTCACAATGATTTGACGTGGATGAAAGATAAATCCATGCCAAATAACAGTCCTGATAATCCTTACTTACTGGCGTTTTGGAAATGGTTGCCTACAATTTATCCAACATTACAAACATTCCGTATGACAGGCGGAGAACCGTTAATGGACAAGAACACGTTTCACATGTTTGATTATGTTAAGAATAATCCTAAAAAAGATTTGCATCTAAGCATAACCAGTAATTGTTGTCCGCCCGGAGATCAATGGAATAAGTTTATAAATGAATTAGATGGTGTTTCTTCTGCTATTGACCATTTCATGTTATTCTGTAGTTTAGACAGCTGGGGTCCTCAAGCAGAATATATTAGAGACGGATTACACTTTGAAACTCTTAATAAAAACATTAGAGAATATTTAATCAAGGGAAAAAAGCACAGTTTGACATTTATTGTAACATTTAATGTTTTAAGTTTTTCAGGCTGGTTAGAGTATGTAAAAAATATCCACGCACTAAGAAACGAGTTCAATGTAGATAGACAATTAATATGGTTTGATATTCCACAGTTATCAAGTCCTAATTGGATGGATCCTAGGATGGCCAAAGACATGATCACTGTGCTTGAAGACTCTATTTGGTTCATGCAACAGAATAAAGAAACTGAAAGCAATAGATTTAAAGGTTTCAAAGATTACGAAATTAGTAAAGTACAACGGTTAATTGATTGGATTACGCTAACTCCGTTTGATGACAAAATAGCTATTAAAAACTTTTATCTTTATTTTTTAGAACACGATCGAAGAAGAGGAACTGATTTTCAAAAAACTTTTCCTGAATTAAATAATCTGTGGATTCAAAGCAAGGGACAAAATGAATAGAATACAATTTGTAAAAGATGTTAGAGATAGATTAAATGCAGTGAGTCCTAGCTTTTGTACAATGAAGTGGTTACACCAAACGCTTTATCTTCATACGGGAGATAACCACAGTTGCTATCATCCTCGTCCACATCACATTGGTCTAGATGAAATCGCAGTAGATGTGTCGGCATTACACAATACCAAGTGGAAAAAAGAACAACGTAAAAAAATGTTAGAGGGTGAGCGTCCTCAGGAATGTTACTACTGTTGGAATATTGAAGATCTAGACGGCGATCATATCAGTGACAGAATGTTACATAGTTCAAGTACATTTAGCGAACCTATAATTGAAAAAATAGCAGAACTTCCTTGGGACGCTCCAATCAATCCTAGATATCTCGAAATTAGTTTTGGTAATGGTTGCAATTATCGTTGCGGATATTGTGGCCCCCAAGCCAGTTCGATGTGGATGGAAGAAATTAAAAAGCACGGAAATTATGATTTAACCTATAATCAATACGGTATTGAGTTTCTAAAAACAGGAACATACTATGCACCTAAGGAAGAAAATCCTTATATTGAAGCGTTTTGGAAATGGTGGCCTAGTTTAAAAAATGATTTGCATACTTTAAGAATTACTGGCGGAGAACCTCTAATGAATCCAGGAGCTATGCAGTTTTTTAAACTATTAGAAAATGAACCGGCACCTAACCTAGAAGTAAGTATTAACAGTAACTTAGGTGTAACATTTGAAAAAGTCGATAGTTTGTATACTAGAGTTAACAGCTTGATAACTCAAAAAAAGATTAAATCTTTTAGTTTGTTTACCAGTATAGATTCGTGGGGACCACAAGCAGAATATATGCGTACGGGGTTGCAGTGTGATCACTGGGAAAGAAATATGACACAGGCCATCGAACAGCTAGGAATATCAGTTAATTTCATGATTACATTTAATGTACTATGCGTAACTAATTTCCGATCTCTCTTAGAGAAATGCATTGAGTGGCGAAAGAAATATGGAAAACAAGCAATCAGTTTAGACATGCCATATTTGAAAGAACCGCCTCACTGGATGATTAACATATTAACAGATGATTTCTTGCAGTGCATGGATTCTAATCTTGAATTTATTAAAGATAATCAAGATTACTTTACAGGAATTGAATACGAAAAGTTTAAAAGAGTTACGGATTACATGCGAGAGAATCCGGTAAGCAAAGAAAAGATTCGTCAAGGCCGCCGAGATTTTTATTCGTTTTTTACAGAAAATATGATGAAACAAAAATTAATAATTGAATTTGATAATTCTATTCAATTAGAATGGAATATAAAACGTCAACCTCTTGCACAAAAATGGGCAGAACTGGTACAAGAAATGATTACCAAAGAATTACCCACCAAGGTAATGAATTTTCATTTTATGTCAAACCCCAAACAGTATTATTATGAGTTAACCAGAGATTCTATAAATTTATTAAAAGAAAAAATAAATTTAATTCCTAATTTTCCTACAATAGACTCTATAAATTTACAGGATTTAAACAGCCTACATGATTGGTTTGCAAATGCACAAGATATAACCCATGTTTTGCATACTTTACATATGTCATTACACAGCTTAGAATCGGAAATATCGAATCAACATGTACAAAAATTTCCTAACACTCATGTTGCATGGAATACTTCTTACGGTAAAACATTTGAAGACAGAGAACATCTTTTGTTCGACAAAAGTAGAAATTTTGGCGATATATTTCTAACCTATCATCATATAGGAAAAGATCCATATGCTATATGGAGTAGCAACGATATTTTATCTGACGACGTATTTGTTGAGTATACGCAATATTCTGCAGATTTTGTAATATGGTTTGGTAAAAACACTAGATCTGAACCTTCAGAAGAATTTTGGAGCTGGTTTGATAGCAATTATGAATGGTTTAAACAAAGAACAAATTGGAAAAAAAGAGATATCAGGGCCGGAAATTCTAGATACATCGCGGCAACATTAAATACCACAGATTTATCTCCAACAAAAATTAAAAACATTTTAAAAACAGAATCTAAAATTACAAATATACATATTGAATAATGACAAAGTCTAAATTAATCATTTGTGCAGGCGATAGTTATACAGCAGGAGATGAACTTGCAGGAGATCTTTTTGTAGAAGGTTATACCAGTACGTTATATCCTAATAACCAAGAAATGACGGATGAGCGTAAAAAAATAATTGAAAAATTACAAAAAAAAACTTTACCGTTATGGCAAGATAAAATTAAGAAAAATTTTTACGAATCGGAATGTAAGAAAAAGGCATGGCCTGCTCATTTAGAACAACTGCTATCTGGTACCGATGTAATAAATTGTTCAGCACCTGGAATATCTAATGAAGAAATTGTTCACAGAGCAATAGATACTTTTTGTAATTTGAAAAATGATTATAAAGCTAATAATATATCAATTATAATTATGGTCACTTCTTATAATAGAATGGGATATCCCATGTATGATGTTAATTATAAAAATGAATATAATTATGCTAGCTGGACTTCTGGGCACTTTGAAAATAAAATATCTCCATCTTTTATGGAAAATGATGTTTTCAATTTTTTCTTTAAAATGAAAGATTATGATCGATTAGTAAAATCTATCTCTGTATTGTCTCTTGCAAAATTGTTTTTTGAAACTAACGGATGTAGTATACATTTTGTTGATTCGTGTATTTGGAACAATGGATTAACGAAATTTAATTTTGAATATAAAGAAAAACTACAGTTTTACAAAAAAATTATTCCAATTGTTTTAAAAATGGCTGATCTTAACCCAGAATATGTATTACCTAATCATCACTTTACAGAACAAACACATAAAGAATTCGCAGAACAAATTAGTAAATTAATCTAGTATTCGTTTTGTTTCTTGTCCTATATCTGCCTTTAATTTATCTACATTTACTTTGAAATCTATCTTTTTGATTTCATCTTTGTATTCAGCAAATGTTTCTACCAATCTATTGGCAACTATATCGCTGTGACTGTTAGACAGCTGTTCAGCAATATTGATCTCCCATATCCTACCATTGCCAAATTCCAACCTAATTGATTCTAGGTAGTGAACCGGCATGGTATTCATATAAAGATCTTCAAAGACTTCCGGCCATTCCTGAACAAGATGTTTGGGCGGTTTGAACAGAGGTTTAGGCACTGTTAATTTCTTTGGCCTTTGCCGTTTTCTTTACCGGTGGATCCAAGTCGTCTGCTTCTTTACGTAGTCTTGCAGCTTCTTTGTACATTGAATCAGCTTGACTGCGGTAGCTTTTAGCAATATCTTTATCAGATAAAACTTCATTAGCGGCCGCCTTAAGAGGTACTACTGCAGGTGTTGATGGAGGAGCAAGGTCTTTGACCTTTACAAGTTCTTGAACTTCGGGGGTATTTTTCTTAGAACCCGAAACAAACGTGCATAAGTCATCCACTGCACAGTTTTTCTGTTCCGCAATCAATGTATTAAGTTGATGCAGGGCAATTTCACTGCCAGGCGACGGCATCATCAAAACATCGTCTGTAGGAACCTTGGCCATTCTGTTATCAGCCTTTAGCGCCTGCAACATTGGACGGCCGTCGGAAAATGATCTTGTAAATAATACTTCACCAAATTCAAATGCAGATTGTGCTTCGGTAGTCTCAACCAACTTCATGATATCGTCATGGTAGTTGTCTGACAGACTGGATACTGGAATAACCAATGCCTGATTGGATTCGCCGGGTAATGTTCTAAAAGCTACTAGAACCTTAGAGCCTGCCTTTTTCATTTTTCCTACATGTTTTAATGATTTCATCACTGTTCCTTTTTCGTGACAGCTTCTAAGAATGCATTTAGTTTATTATAAGTCTTACCAACTGCTTCTAATTCGGCTGCTTTAAACGCTCCTCGTTGGCTGGCCACATCTAATATGCTTCTTAGTGCGGACAAGTCGTTGATATTTAAATCCGGTGCTGCCGGCTGCGGTGCTTCTGCGGCTGGCTGTGCTTCTGGTGTTTTTACTTCTTCGTTCATGTGTTTCTCCTTATATGTGGACATGCTAGCATAAAATAAGTCAGCTCTTTGTGATCTTCAAATCCCACATATGTGGCAGTCTTGAGTTTTCCATCTTGTGAAATACCAGGCTGCCTTTTTATGTAGAATCTTCCCACCAATTTGGATCTGATCCAAGTTTCAACATCTGATCCAAATAGGTCTACATCGGCCAGTTTTATTTTGGCAAAATGCGGAGCCACTGAATCAACCTGTCTATGATTTAAGATGTCAAGAGCGTTTAGTTTTAACATAGTGATATTTAATTCAACGATAATTTATTGAGACGATTCTTGGCTTAGTCTTTTATTCAACGCCTTAGCAGCACCCATTTTTCTAACATCGCCGGCAAACAGATACAGTTCAAAGGCTGCTTTTTCTGATAATACTTTAATGTATCGTTTTTGTAAATGGAAGGGCGAATCTAGATATTGATCCATCCAAACTAGAACTTGCGGTCCTATTGTAAGATCTTTTGGAAGTTCTATTTTGTAAGTTTTAATTTCTGATTTGGTTTCTACAAATTCTAGACATTGGTCAGTCATACGTAGGCCACCAACATCTTTGCCTCGAGTACTTAACCACCAAACAGCACGAAATTTTTTAACATATTCGGCATCATGTGGCTGTCCAGCAGCTTTGAGGAATACCGAAGTATAGGTATCCTTGCGGTCCATATATTACTCTATCTTTTCGCCTTGACTGAGTTTATAAACTGCAAAGTCTTGAGTCTTGAAAAGTCGATTAAGTTTTTTTGCAAGATTGTGCGCATGACCGGGATTACTAAATGAAACTTTCTTGTATTTAGGACCGGGGTAACTAGCCACCAGACTACCACTCTTTAGATTGAATGGCTCACCTTTATAAAACACAGCCCAGATGGCATCGCTTTCAAGAATTTGTTCAATCTTAAAAGTGTCCTTATTGGCATGTTCAAGTATAACTTTGGGTTTTGGTCTGCTCATTAATACGTGTTTCCTAATTAACCACGTATATATTTATCAAGAACCGAACCCACCTCCATCGAACTTAACGTCAATTTTGGTAGTTGATTCACGTATTTCCGCTAACATAGCGTGTATTTCTTGAACGGTGCGACCTAATTTAGATGTTAATACTGCTAATTCAGCAGTTAGGTCTTTGGCTTCTTGTATTGATATCCTAATATCTTTTTGTTGGCTGCGTTCAGCAGCAGCTACTCTGGCCAGCAATCGTTCAACACCAGGTAGATTTGTGGGTAAGTTATTTTGCAACATTTGCCAGCACCTGCCGCATTTCTAGTTCAGTTCTAAAGGGACCTTGATAGGTGTATCTTTGCAAGGTAATCAACTTAGGACAAAAACTCTTGACCCACCCTTTGTCAAACTTAATTACATAATAACCTGCACAATACAAACTTTTTGAATCGCTGCTTTTTGTAAATAATGGTAGTTTACGTTTGATGTCAAACATAGCATTGTGTGGTTCGGTACTTGTCGAGTAGCCGTGAACTTCATTCGGCAAGGCATTGTCTGCTTCTTTGACAATCTTAGCAACAAAGAAATCTTTACCAAATTGTCGAGTTAGACTTTCTTTAGTGTCATAAATTTTAATGCCTAGTTCGTTGCTGAGAATAAAACGATTGTCTTCGTTCTTTCTCAGTGTGGCAAACTTTGCGCCATCTTTTTCAACAATCCAGAATTTGTTTTCGATAATTGGTTTAGCATGTAAATCGGTCATAGTGTATACCTCGCATTAAGTGGCTCAGCATAAGCCTGTGCCTGATCTGCAATCTTCTTAAGATCATACAGATTGCAAAATTTCATTAATCTAATTCCTACCTGGCTGACATTTTTATTTGCCTGTGTTGCTGTTGCAATAGTTTCAGACATGATCTGTCTAATGTCATTAGGTTGTGCTGTAAGATCAATCAGCTGTCGATTGCGTTCATAGTCTTCGAGCACACGATGTTCTTCGCCGTTGTGGTCGGACCAACGCTGAAGCATGAGATTGTTCCACGAGTAGCCTTTTGTGTCTCGGTCACCGTAGGCCTCACGGAGACCAACCTTATTCTTTGTGCCTTTTTCACGTACTCCCGGATATGCACTGAATACGTTGTCTGAGGTATCACCTCGCATACACTTTTCAAAAAGTAGCCATTGTGGGTCCGGAGCCGCTTTGACTTCTTGAGTTTTTTTATCAATGATGGGCTTATTCTTTTTATCAAAGTAGCCTTCGTGCGTGATAGTGATTTCGGTGACGCCATTGTATTGTTTCACGTTTGGTGCAATTAGTTGTACAAAATCTGTGTCTGTCGAAATGATTACATGATTATCGTCAGGATGACTCTGAATCCAGCCTGCAATCAAATCATCGGCTTCTAGTCTAGGATGTTGCAATACTGAACAGTTTGTTTTTTCAGTTACAAAATCTTTAAATGTATCGAACGCTTCCCAAAACACACGTTCTTCTTCTGCTTCTCGCTCTGTATGTGCCGCACGAGCAGCAGTACGTTGGGCTTTATACGGCTTATAAAAATCTTTACGCCAGCTTCTACCTTCTAAGAAGAATACCACGTGTGTGCCGCCGAAGTCTTGCCATGCTTTTTTAATGCTATTAAGAGTAATATGAAATGCCATGCCTAACTTAATGTCAGCATCACCGTTGATAACGTGCCTTGCACGAAAGAAAGTGTTTGCAGTATCAACTAAAATATATGTCATAGATTGTTTTTTCTAACAGAATTAATATCAATAACGCCAGTGTTAACAGCACCTCCAAAATCTCCGTCAACTACTACATTAGCGCAGAGTTCACGGAACCAACGATCTACAATTTCTTCATCTTTGTCGCCATCAAATCCGTATCCTTCTTGCTTTAATTTTAACACAAATTGCTCGTTCCAGTCAAGTTCAAAAAAGCCATTACGAATGTTGTCTTTGTTAACGTGCGTGTTAAGCACACCTACCCAGGGTTCTTTTAATTTAGTGGCGCGATCTTTTGGACTTAGTTTGGCAGTTTCTTCTGCTTCTTTGGCACGTTCTGCAGACGCAACTGCATCTTTAGCGATCTTTGTGGATTCTTCTGCCAGCTTTACTGCGGCTTCAGTTTCTGCTTTGAGTTTATCAATGCCAAATAATTTTTCTATAAATCGTTTCATTAAGTACCCCACTCATTTTTAAACAACGGCACCTGCAATCTATCACTGTAGCGTAGACCATTCTTCATTGCTAATAATGCTACATTTTTATTGTTTAGTGCGTAAACGCTTTCTACCCCTCCCACTGGCATTAGATAAACGTGTCCTTTAAATCCTGCTTTACGATAAGCGGCAATAGCGCACTCTGCGTCGGCAAAGTCTTGTTCTGTAGCAATAACAAATTTTAAGTATGCTGTGCCAACTTGTTCGTATTCACAAACTACTTCTGGTAGAATTGCTTCTTCCCACTTCTCACCACTGCATGGAAGTTTAGCACTTACACTAAATGTAACTTCTCTAGCAAAATCCATATTAGGCATTTGCCATTCTACTAGATATTCTTTAAACTCTTCTGTTAGCTTTTGAGTACCGTTTGTTTCAAATGTAATTTCTTTTAGGCCTGCCATTTTAGGATGACGTAGCAAGTCTGGATAAGCACGTTGCCACCCTAGCAAAGGTTCACCGCCTGTGATAACAAGATGTTCATCCTTCCATTTGTTGTGGGGCAGTATCTCTTCAATACGTTCTGCAATAGCATCGCTAGTAAGCATTGGACTAAGATCCTTAAAGCGTGGGTCCCATGATGCATAACTATCACAACCAGTACTAACTAACGGAAGTTCTTCATAGACTTTAAATTCAGTGATGCGTTCAGAGATAGATTCAACTTCTTTGCTTAGTTCGCCGCGAGGCATACCAAATCCTGCACATTTAAAGTTACATCCAAATGTACGTAGAAACACACTAGGTACCCCCATGTACCTGCCTTCACCTTGTATGCTGTAAAACAGCTCTGCGATTTTAATTTTACTCATAATATATTATACACTATTTTCCACAGGTGCGTCAACCTTTTTCAAAAGCCAACTACCGTCTTTTTGATCTATCCATTTCAATGTGTCTCCTTCTTTCCAACCTGCCTGTTCTAGCAGTTCCGGTGGAAAAGTTAATATGGCATCCCCACTACCATCGTCAGTTTCTTCTAGGTTAAGTGTCCAACTTTTCAATTTCAACTCCTAATTAAATTGTGTTCTCATTTTGCTTCTTCCAGTCTTGATGTCTACGTCGACGACATTCTTCTTTGACATCAATAGGAATATCAGGATGCCATTCAGATAGACTACAATCATATATTTTGTACTCCGGCATACTGATTTGAGACAATACCAAAATCCAAATCACACAAGCAACAATAAATCCGATGACGTATTTGATCATATTCTATCGCTCAACAATATTTTACACATCATTGCATCGTGTTCGTTATGAAATCGAAATGTCATCTGATCAGTTTCTGGATGACTAGTGTATCGATCGCCCGGCAAGCCAAAGTGTTCTAACACCATAGCACAGGTTTCATTCCACCAAAAACCAGTTTGTTCTTGTTTCCAAGGAACTAGAATTTCATTCACTGATCATGTCCTCTAATGTTTTAAATATTTTAGAATTACCTTCAATGGTATAATGATTTATACTTCCTCTTTCTTTAGACCAAAGCCTACTAAAATCAATATGATTAGTTTCTATTGCAAGTTGTTTGGCGATATCAACATGACTCATGCTGATATAAGGCACAGTGATCAATAGTTTAATCTGTTTTCTAATTAAATTATAAATGTCTATTTGATATTGATCATCGTAATGATATTTAAAATATTCTTGTGCAGCTTTGAGACTGGGATTTCTAAATGAAGATCTATCAAGCAGATCATTTAAAATCAAGTCACAATCTTTGTGCAATCCTTGTTTATGTATAGGATGTTGCGGGGTATGCAGTCGACTGGGACTGGTATGACTCACAATTACTAGGTCAAAATTCATAACTTGCTGAGATTCAATTTGTTTTAGGATCTTGTATTCGCCTATACCTGCCTGTGCTAGATTAACCACACTATATTTTGCAGCCAGAAGTGTAGGCCATCCTAACTGGGCATTTGGCCATACTGTAGCAAAACTGTCTCCGGCAATCAATATTTTCATTGTGATTTTAACCAGGGCAGATATTTATCTGAGATATACCTGTGATATTCACGATTATAATGTTCGTTGTCTTCTAGATAGAATTTTGTATGATCTATCAGTTTGTCAGCAAGATAGGCTTCAACAGTTTTAGAAGCAATCACAGTATTGTTTAATTTTCCATAATATTCAAAATTACTAGGAAATTTTAATCGTTCTGTAAAATTAAAAAGATAGAGTTTAGCGCCGTGTTCTGCACACATACGATCCCATACATAGACATCTAGTAAAAAATCACGTTTTTCTAGAAATGTGTTAAGTTCAAAAAATAACTTCACTTCCATATAGGTGTTTTTACGAAGATTTGGTGTGCGCAGTCCTTTGCGCATGTCAATGTCTATTCCAGGGAAATTACCATAGTCGTTATCGAGTGACTTCTGAAATAATTGTATTTTTTCATTTTGTATAGTTTGATCACAGTACCTATCAATGGCACCGTTATCAGCACTCATCTTTTCGGTAAAATAGTCAATGGGTATAACTTCGTCGGACAGCTCACCGTCAAAGGCCAGCCTAAACCTATTAAATGGGGCTAGACATATAAACACTTCGTCAATGTCATCATACTTTTCAAACATAGCAGATAGCCAATCTGTGTAGACTCGATTGCAAACACCTGCCATTGCATATATTGCTACAGATTTGTTGTTATCTTCTCCGTAGATTTCTGCATAGTTGTTGTCGTTCCAGTAGGTGTAACTACCTGGACCTACTTTAGTCGGATGACTCCAATAGCCACAGGTTTGACTATCTCCTATAAACAATGCTCTACTCATTTTTTGTAATTGCCTTTTTCTGGGATAACATGTCTCACTCCACCACGTGGATCTTTCATGTCTCCTTTGCGTCTTGGAATTAGATGTATATGCGGGTACATGACTGTTTGTCCTGCTGCCTCACCCCAATTGATACCAATATTAAAACCGTCCCACTCACCTTTTTCTACCATGTCTTTGCCATGAGTGAGCGCATCACTGAAGCAGTCAACAATCACTCCATCGGCTGCATACTGCGGAACAAATAGCAAATGCCCTTCGGTTACAGGGTACTTATCTTTAAATACCTTGACATGAAAGTCTTCCCGGACCAAGTCCTTCCAAGGTGCAATGCCTTCCTTCTCTGCATCTTCCAGTATGTAATCTTCTTTTCTCATTTTGTCCACCATTCTTCAAAGGGGAATTCAATCCATACAGGATTTTCTGCTTTGTTGATCTCTTCCCCAACGTAGTCCATTTTGACTTTAGACTTGCTGGCAAGGTTATCAAATATGGTGGCAAACTTTACATTTTGATTCCATATTTGATCAAGCCATCTTTCGTCATCAGGCAAGCAGCCACTCTGCCAATCGTTTAAAATCCAATTGATAGTTGTACCACTATCGTTGATATCGTCTACTATCAGTATGTTCTTTTTGCCACTGTCTGACACCATAAGATCGTATATGGGATAACCAAAGGCATCCTCCGCCATCCATAAATTGCTTTCAGTAGCATGTTCACCGCCATTGTCTCTAAGACTTACTTTCAGTGTTTCGCAGGGTACGTTAAAGTATTGACTGATCATGACAGCAGGCAATAACCCACCTCGAGTAATGCCCACTACATAGTCTGGTCGCCACGTACCTAGAGAAATGTCTCTACATATCTTTGCCACTAGACCTTGAAACTCTTGCCAATTTACTTTACGCTTTTCCATGACGCTCCTTGAGGTACTGCTCGTGTTGAATCCATTTGTTGTTGACCAAAAATCCCCATTCACGACGATGAGGACCAGGCATAAACAGCGTCCAGGCTGCGACACCTGGTTTCAATTCAATCCTATGATAACTACAAGAACCACAAATACGAAAATGACCTGGACCTCGCCACTTCTGTATCTCGCCAAGCATTTTACCGTCTTGATCAAATTCCGGAACCCATTCATAGTATCCACCTTTCAAAATCAGTGTGGCATAGGACCAAGGATGATCATGAACATCATCCGGATCTCCTTTGAGAAACTTATGTAGAAATATGTTGAAAGGAAAACGCTCACGTTCTTTCAAAAAGAGATAATACCGTTCTAGATACGGTTCATTGTTAACACGATCATAAATGATACGCTTACGGCCTAAACGTTCAAGCAGTTTCAAAAACATTAACTTCTTCCTTGAGATATCTTATCAGTTCTTTATCCGTGGGCATCACACCATAATTGTTCTTGTAAAAAATTTCATAGCTGTCGCTGCCGTATTTTCCAATGCCATATAACATTGTAGCATCTTCGCCGTCCCAAGTCAAGTAGTTCTGACTCATTTTAATCAGACGATTATAACGAACATTGACCATTCCGAGTGGTTGAATTATGCTTTTGACAAATTCTTCGTCTGCGTGTAATAGTGCTAGTGCTGTAGGAAACCAGTATAGAAATTCGGGCAGTGTGGTCTTTACTGCTTTTCGTCCAGTTTGGTTCAACATGATCACTCCAACAAAATGCTGCCATGCATCGTCCACCTGTTGTTGTACCATTAGGTCATCACGCAAGGGTTTAAAAAACATCACAGCTTCCTTATGAACAACCAAACCAGTATAGCTATACCAACGCCAATTACCAGGCCTAAAGAAAACAGCATTATTCTACTCCCTCACCAAACCAATCATCAACTTGGCGCTCTGCTTCTTGTTGTGTCATTGCATGTACAAAGATACGAGCAGGTTGGCCGACAGTGTGTTGGATGTCAAACTTAACCACTCCTGCAGGAATTAACTCCCAGTCTCGTTCTACAACAAACTCTTGCATATTTTTTGCACGGGTGATTAAATTATCTGCTAATTCTTTTGCTGTTTCCATTATTCCTCCTCGGGTTTTGGAAATGCTTCACTAAAAGGCCAGCTTGTGCTAGGATTAGGTCGAGTTTTTAATTTTATATTTTCTTCAATGACGGTGCCATCTTCCTCGCACAAATCAACTTGATACGGAGCATCAATTATTAAATAATCATCTTCAACCTGCCAATCATGCTCGCCATCAAACAGCCATCCTGCCCCACCTTCGTGATAAGCAGACTCGATAGCTTCTTTATCTTCATCGGAAATGTCGTCGCTAAACTCAAACCAGCAAGCATGTTGGTCGTCTAATTCTGCACCCCAACCGCAGTCTGTTCGAGCATGAGCTTGAACATCACCATCCCAAGGAAGATTACACTCTAAGTCTCCCTCAACGAATCCCTGCCCCCAGCGATAGTGATCATCGATATTGAACCAACTGATACTACCGTCTGCATTTTCGCGGAACATCTCAATGCGCCAGCAGATACTTTTCTTGTGCAAGGGTTTAATTAAGTAGACTTGGCTCATCTTGGGGCAAACTCCTGTTGTAGTTTAATGTTATCGAAGAATTCTTTCTTTGTATGCGGATCGTCTTTGAACGAACCTTTAAGTACCGTAGTCTGTGTTAGTGAACTATGTGCCATAATGCCACGATTCTCACAGCAACCATGAACTGCTTGAATGTAAACTGCTACATTTTCTGAGTCAGTGGCTCGCATGATTTCGCGGGCAATGTCATTACACATTGTGCGGCAATGATACCGATATACGCGACGCCAGCCACAGGCTGGTGATGGTGACTGCACATGCTACGAAGCTCACTACGCACAACCAACATACCCTCATATCTATCCTCACTGTCGTTGGGGAAAGCAGTACAATCTGGAGCAGCGTTGTACCTACCTTCCATGATTTCATTAAAGTACATCTTGGCAAGACGTCTTGCTGTACCTTTTGAATTAGGATCGTTTTCACGATCAATAAGCAAACGATCTAGTACTTGTTCAAATGCTGGGGTTGCTTCATCAATCAAACGTTCTAAATCACCATCGTGCAGATAATCACTAATGTTATCACCTGCCCAGAAACGCTTGCCTTCACGTTTCATTTTAAAGCGAATATGATCACCGAGATAGGCTTCTTGATATCCGCCATCGCCTGCCATTGCGTCCAGGCCTGTTTCTTTTCTAGCTGTCAATATAATTCTCCGAGTTTATGTCGTGGATGACATGTTAGTTATTTTAACATCTCTAATAGTTTATTACAACTAAAAAAGTTTTCTTTTAGTATATCTACCTGTTTATTTAGGCTAGGTATACGAGTTCTGTAATTTTCCATGTGTTCTATAATTGTTTTACAGATGTCCGGACGATACACAGTATATGCATCATAGCTTTCAGTCCATTTGCTGGGATACTTAAATGTATCCAATGCCATTTCACTGTAGCTGAGTCTATCCGGCACCATTGGAATAGCATCTACAATAGCACCTTCATACCAACTGATGCCCAGTGTTTCCTGTAAGTTGGCACTGAACACTAATTTGGCCTCACCTAGTAAATTGTGATATTCATTTTTGGTCAACTGTTGATCTTGACAAACAACAAATTCATATTGCGGTAACTGATGTTTTAGGTCACGGAAAATTTCAACCTGCTTCTCAGGAGCAATACGATGAGGGAATAGTATAAGATCACGCTTGGGCATGTTCTTATACATTAATAATGTATCCTGCATATACTCCATGGGCCAACCTGTACGCACAAACTTAGGATACTCTCCGCTTAAGATTTCTTTAAGTTCTTCTTCGTACCAAGGATTTTCTACACTATGCCCGTTGTTTAATAATTCTCTATTAAACATTTCTATATGAAAGTTAGTAGCAAAGTAGTTGTGATCGAAAGCAGAAAAGAATGATTTCTCTGCATTACGCACCCAAGGCTTATTGCCAACCAGTCGGCCTAAAAAGTCTTGTGGATCATAGCTACCGGCATGCCAAAGTCCGTGTGTGACTACTGGTATGCCCAGCAACTCACTCATATACTTTAAGTTTATGATACCAGGATGCCAAGCGTCAGTAAACAAAAAATGATCGCCAGGCTTAATTGCTCCGGAGCAAAATAAACGACCCATCTGCTCCACTTGACTAGCCTTGTAGATATTAGTGCCGCCAAAGTTGAGAAATGCTCCAGGAGTGGTAGCACTAGGAATGTCCGTAGGACCTGATATAATGTTGACATTGTGTCCTGCCTTTCGTAAGAGTGCAGGTACATGAGTCTTCCATTGACCCGTGTACCTTGTCTCAACTGCTTCTAAATCAACGAGAAAAATTCTGCTCATTGCGGCGACCGTTATTGTCCCAACGAGGCTTGTTGCCTAAATATGGGCGTCTTGCTGGACGACGACTTGCCAGGTAAGACTGATAAGTTGTAGAATCTCTCTTATAGAGATCTGCAGGATTAAATGGTTGCAGTTCCAACCTGCACCAATCTAGATATGCATCTAGGTCATCAAAGATCCGAACAACGTCGGGGCGATTTTCGAAATAGGAATAATCCTTGTAATTCTTAGCCATAATAGCCTCTTTTAATATTTGATAAATGAACCATTTTCTCCGTCTTCGGAGACCTCAATCCAGATCTCACGACCCGGATACTTCAGTGCGATGATGTTGTGTAATTCATCACTCATCATCTCACAGCTCTTGTGATCGAGGCTCAGAACTGAACCTTGACCCATATACAACGCTTCAAGCCATCGCTTGAATTGGATGAATTCGATGTCCCTGTCATTGTGGAGCACAGAGATCCACACCCTGAAATGAAAGATGTGACGATGAGGATTGGCCAAAAACGAAACATCATATTCATCTCCTGTGGCTAGATTGGGATCTGTGGCAGCTGCTGGATAGCAGTGAATGCCTTCCTTGCGAAATGTGACCCAGATCATTTTATTAGGTCGTTGGTCTTGACGGATAATCATATTGACATTAATCCTTGGCAAAGAGTTTTGATTTCATCTCTAGTCATATGGAAATTATATACACTAGAATCTGTGACAGAGCCTTTGTCATTGAGACATTCTTGGATTATATCTACTGCCAACAGCCCTTTAGGACTCACCGATTCCCAGGATTCTACACGAATTTTGAATGCCGGGGTGTCTTTAACAGTAATATGTTTTACATTTAAACTGGAGTGTTTCATCTTAGTTGTTCCATTGTTATGATTTTTGATAATTCTTCACCGAGATCTTTGTCTTCTGTCACTACATAAAGACTATGCCGATTTTCATCTTTCTTTTGATCGTACTTGGTGGTTTCTACAATAGTGCCGCCGCTAGCACTATAAACTTGTAAGCGGAAACCTTGAGAATGGAGGTCAACACTTTCACAATCCTCAGCGTATACTAGCTCTCGCTCGTCATTGTCTTTCATTAGCCAGTTTCGAATTCGTTCTTTAATTGATAATTTCATAGTTGTTGTCTGAATTAGTCTTGCACGTTTGATTTGATTAGCACCTGTAATCCTAGGAATTCGTCTAGTGCTTCGTGTTGATGCTACTGCGTATCCACCGCTCATTTTATAATCTCGTCTTTGCCGTATTGATCCCAACTGGTAAACTTATTTCTATCTAGTAGGTCATGGAGATTATGACACCACACTCCAGGATTAGTTGCCTTAAAATCTTTGTCGTCTATCTTTATAGTAGCATTATACCCTAACTGTTGTAAATATGGCAGTTTTACCGAAATTTGCGGAATGAACTGACGCTTTTCAACAAGACCACTTTCGAGCAGTCCTTCTATCTGTGCCACATCTAGATCCAGTGTACACCAAAGTTCATCATCTGCATCTAAGCAAACATAAATCATGTCTTCCCATAGACGCCACGATTCAGCATCGTTGACAGCAAGTTTAGGAAAACTTTGGTTAGCTCCAAAGTAAATATGTCGGCAGTTGTGATTTCGAGCCAGCTCTAAAATTACATAAGGATCATGTTCTCCTACCACAAACAGAGTCTTCATTCCGTAGGCAGGTGTGCGTTCGATTTCTACCCCTACAAAGAATGTAATAGTGTCTGAAACGCCAGATTCGTAATTTCTTTTCATCGTTGAAACCATTTCTTGATTAAATTAAACAAATTGAGATATCTATAATGATAACTGGTAATCATAGGAGGATGATGAGGACATCGGCCTTGTTGATAATCACATTGTGGACTGTATTCTTGATGGCACAATTCGCACTTCATTGTTCATATCCTTGTTGAATCAGCTTTTTTTCTTCTCGAGCTGCTCGATGAGTTTCGCACAGTGTTACGACCCAACCTTGGCCTTTAGTTTCTCCAGGATTGCCGCATTCTTCACAGGTGACTCCGCTCATACTTTCTGCCATACGTACCATACCACTAATCTCATCATCGCCACCTGTATAGTAGAAACGTAGTGTGCCAAACTTTTCTTTAACTTGATCCAATGTTACTTGTGGAATTGATTCGGGAACTTCCCTAAAGTCTCCAGCAACAATTTCACCCAGCTTCTTTTCTTTATATGCTTGATCAACTACACTTTCCATTCTTTTTTCAAACAGATCAAAGTTACCTGTCTTGGCCTGTGCAGCCATTTCATTATAATCCATTGCATACTGACGCTGTTTTTCTTTCCAATCAATGTGATGTTGGATATTGCTCATGAGCTGATCTAGTATATTGAACCAACCATTGCCACATTCAAACCCCCAACACATACAAGTTTCCTGCATGGGCTTGTTGCGATTAACCATCATCTTGGGATATTTCTCACACAACAGTTTGTCTAGTTCTTGTTTCATTACCAAGTACTCACATCAGTGATATCTATAGTGGTATCTTGATCTTTATCGTGATCTCCGAATAGATTAAACTTTACGGAAACCGTAGGACCAATACCGCTGGTATTAGTTTCTTCGAGAGTGAACCACTCCACTTCCTTGAAGTGATCCGCCATCTTGGCAAGTTTTTCAACCTGTGCGCGATTGAGACTGAAAGTGTGCGCTGTCATTGTGATGCCTGTGTGTGAAGTTGTTGTTTATGCTTTAGTATAGCAAGTTTATCTCGTAAGAGCAACCGTTGTTTCTTCAATTCTTCCAGTTTTAGGTCTTCAAACAGGCCTGTTCTTTCCAAAGTGTCAACTTGTTTATCCAAAGCACGATGCGCTTCTTCCAAATGTTTAATTCTTTGTTCATACATAAATTATGCTCCTTGAACGATACCTTCCAATGCACGTAGCTCATCATCATCTTGCTGATCGAATTCTTCTTCTTTGACCTTCTTGGCATCACCCCAATCAAACAGATCTTTGTTACCATAGGCAACAGGGCCACCTTGGAGTCGAGCACCTTCGAGGCTGGTTAAGAATTGATTGGCATTGTCGATCAATGCAAATGCTTCTGCTTTAGTTTTAGTATTGAATAATTCTTCAATGAATGTGGCAAAATAAAGGATCTTGCGGGGCACCCATTCGCTGAATTCAATTTCTTTCTTGCCTTCAACACCCCACATACGCCAGTCTGGCTTGTGTTTGGCACATTCAATATCCATCAATTGTTGAGCACGTTGTACAGCCTTGATATGACATTCAACATTATGTCCCATCATTAATGCATAGCTAAAACTATCCCAACTAGTTTTGCCTTCCTTGTTGATCTTATTAAGCATGCCGGGCTTGTACCAACAGATATCACCTACTGATAATCTGCTTCCAACTTCTGATTCGAATGGGAATGGGATGTCAAAATTCTGGCTAAGGGCTTTTGTATCTGGGGCTTTGTCCATAATAACACTCCAACGCTTGTTGGTGTGCTGGGCGTTGGTATAGACAAGTCCGTGTGCTGTTGCAATGAACGGCGAGGCGCAATCAAAAGAGATGGTAAAGTTTTCATTTATGTGCTTTTTAATTTCACGTTGAATTAATGTAAGATAACAAGACCAGTCAAGCTGTGCTGTACCCAAAAAGTGCATCCAGTCCTTGCCTTCTAAGAGACCTTCGTCTCTCAATGTTATCAACCTTTTTAGTGTAATGGGCATCTTGCACATATTAGCGCCACCCATGGCCCAACCTTCTGCTTCCTTGCCAGCATACTTGCCTTTGGGATCGCTGAACTCTACAACACCGCGATACCATTTTTCAGCAGTATCCCAGTCACCACCTTGTAATACGTTAAGCCATTTAGTCTGGCCTAGACGATTTTGCAAGAAGTAGTCGTTGTTAAAGCGTGTCTTTTCTAGACAGTCTTCAAATGTTTTCAACCCGGTCTTGGGACTATGAATATGATCACAGGCCCATGTCGGAACGTCCAGCATCATTGACCAGTCAGCAGTCAATTCCAACCACTCGAGAATCTTTTGACGAGTTTCGTTAGCACTTGCACCTTCAAAGTTTAACCAATCAAACTTAAGAACACCTTTACCAATCTGATATCCTCCTGAATCGCCTAAGATCATTGTGTTAGCACGATCTCGCTGTTGAATCATGGATTCTTGTGTCATGCTTTTATTTAGGTCTAACTGTGCGTGGCCCGCCGAATACAGGGCATACTTGTAGGTAAAGTAGCCTTGATCTGGATTTAGAAAGTTCATACCTTCAATACCACGATCGAATCCTTTAGGAATACGATCGTTTGGTACAAATTCTTCTAATCGTTGTTTGGCAACGTAGGTACTATAAAAAGAACTGATAGCAGGTAGGTATACTGCATAGTCTTTTTGTAACGGTGTTAGATTAATTGGTTCTTTCATATTTAGACCGACTGAGCAGGAATAATATATTTGTAAGTGGCAAGTCCGCTGTCGAGAGTGATCTGAATAGCACCTTCGTTTGACAGACTCATCTTTGTGTTATTGACATCTGCAATCTTTAGTATGCTCAAGATTGGCATAACTGGCCAAGTCCAACCACGATCAAGTTTGCCCACAACATTTTGCGCAAATATAAATTCACCTGCATGTGTTGATGCATCACCAAATGTAAATTTGAGATTTCCACCTTCGACCTTAGCAAGAAATGTTGGATTCTCGTTGTGCGCACCTGCCTGAAAGTTGAAACGTTGTACTGCGGCCACAGTGGGCTCTAGCTCTACATCCCACTTGACACCGCGGAATTTCACAGTCTTCATTTTTTCGTTGATGATTTCTGCATTCATAAAGCGATAGTCATTCTTAAAGTCACCATCTTTGTTTTCAAAGTGTAGGCCTGTGGGAATTGTTTCACCATTGCGTTCTGCTGTGGTTACAGAAATTTTGGCGTTTTCTTTGTATTCTGCACCTTCCAACAGATATTTCAACTTGTTTAGTTGAGGCATACCGAACACACCGATCATGTCTGGGTAGGGTGCAGCAGTTTCTGCTTCCATATTAAGATTATATTTAGATCTAGAGTAAAAAGCAACCGCTAAATCACTCAAAATCAAAAAGTTTACTGAATGTGTTGTCACTGCGAGTTGAACTGATGTCCCATTCCAAGACTCCAATCAAGTTTTCTAGCTTTTCATCGATAACTGCATTTTCCATTTCAGCATCGTTGAAAGGCAAGTCCTTAAACCATTGAGGCAGTCTAAGTTCATCTACGGGATAGGCCACAGATGTATAGCCCATCGGATTGTCTTTGACTTTACAGACAATAACTTTTGCACCGTCTGTAATACTCATACTATACTTGTCATCCATCATTCTTTTGAGCGTATTCCAATTAAGGCTTGCTCTAACATGACCAGGCATATTAGTCTTGCCAGCCTTCTTCTCTTTGTTGGCGTATTCTGTAATGTTGTTTGCACGTTTAGGTGATCCTTTCTCCCAACCGGGACGAGTTTTAAATTCAGTACGGAAATCAGTGATATACTCCAAAACATCTTCTTTAGTTCCGTTATTCAACACCTTAGTCAACACTTCACTCAAGAAGTCTTGAATCACTACAGGAGTATCACTGCGTTTAAGATCCAGACCCATGGCCTTGATCTTACCTGGCTTGCCGTCTATGTCTGCTCGCTTGCCTTCTTTGTCATAGTATAACACAGCATAACGTTTTTTAGTAATAAACAAGCCACGTGATGCAACAATCTCACGACCAGCCTTGATAACTTCACCACGAGTCTTTGGACAATGGAATGCGTCCTGCATGAACTTGGGAAACGTTGAATTTACTTCCTCACCAATTGTGTCATATAGTTCAACGACACTTTCTTTAGTCCAAGGTAGAGCTCCTCGATCTATTTCTTTCTTAAGTGTGGTATAGGCTGAAAAATAACATGAGTCAGTGTCACCGTAAATGATGGCTTTACCAGTGTGATTATTTTCACCGGTGATGATTTCATTTACTTTTCCGGCCATGTGACGAGCAATAGCACGACCTGTTAGGGTGGTTGATTGTCCAATTCGATTATCAAAGAAACGGCAACCAGGATTAAGAATAGCACCATACAAACTGTTAAGATTAATCTTCTTGACCAACTGACGCTTGTCCCAGTATTCTTCCTCAATCTTGTTGCCTGCTGCAATACAGTCTCTGAGTTTGGCCTGCATGTCTTTGCGTTCAGCATACCAACGTTTGAGCAAGCCAGGAATAATACCTTCTTTTTCATAAGTAAAAATAGTACCGTTGGCACTGATCATCCACGGCTGATTGCTTTCGAAGATTAGATCATAGGCCTGAGCAGCACTCAGTGTATCTGTGCCACCGTCTTCCCAGTCAATGACAATTTCACGACCAACATTTCGTTCTAGTACGGCTGCATATTCTAATGAACCAAAGACGCCTTCCCATGCTGATGCAAAACTTTTGCCCTTAGCAATCTCACCGTCAATAAACGCCTTGGTGCCATCTTGGCGCAGTTGTCCAACAATGGTTTCCGGGCCCATGTTTAAGGCACGAATTGCTGATGGATATAGACTGTTGATGTCTAAAGAGCCAATCCACTCGTGAATGCCTTTCTTGGGATAGGCAACATATGCACCAGCGGCTTGATTACTAAAGCCTTCTTCTCTAGATATTCTATTAGGAACAATCATTCCACGCTTGTGAGCCTCATTGATAATGGCCTGTTCAGTCACAGCAACAGCACCCATTGTGGTCTGTAGTAGCACAGTACATTCGTGTGCCAGTGTATTGGCAAGATCTAGGAACTTGAGTTTTTTATCTAACTTTTCCAACAGCATACAGTCTTGTCTGTTGTATTCGATGAATCTGCGGAAGTCATTGTTGTACAGTTGATCAAGTGTGCCTTCGTAGACAGTCTTGTTCTCACCTATCTCCATTTCTCCGATAGCATCTAGTCTATAGGTGTGGCGCTCTTCATAAGTGTACTTGCGATATAGTTCAAGACTGTCTAGGTGTACACGCCCAATAAGGTCATATGTGACAGCCGCCTTGCCATACTTCTCATACTCACGCTTCTTGGGAAACTGATCCCACAGGCAAAATCTGCGTGTGTCCTCTTTGCTTAGAACTTTGGTAACACGATTAACAGTATATGGAATATCAAAGCCTTCTGAATTCCACCCACTTAGTACGTCTGCATCTTGTATTAGATCTAAGAATGTATCTAACATATCTGCTTCGTTATCAAACAGCATGGTGTTGGGAAATTCTGCAACCTGTTTAGTTGCCTCTTCCATACTTAATGTCTTAGGAGGAATCGCCAAACACACCATAGTCTGCATCCATTGTAGGTAGACAGCAATGGCAGTGATTGGCATAAATGCATCTTCTGGCGATGCATAGCCACGTTCTGGATCGAAGTCTACCTCAATATCAAAAAACGCTACGTTAAGTTTAGGTGCGTCAACATTGATATAGTTGTCTTCTAGACAACGGTAAATGGGATTAATATCGCTTTCAAACAGTTTCTTGTTTGAATGGATTGCAAGTTCTTTACGATGTTCTTTGACATTTTTAGAACTTACTCTGGACAACGATTGTCCAAAAATACTTGTGAATTTACCCTTGGCGTCTGGATAATAAAAAACATGTCTTGCAGGATATTCTTTGTAATGCCGTTCGCCTTTATCATTGCGTTCAACAACATTGATGATATCCTGCTCTCTGTTATAGAAAGCGTCTACATAACTCAAATTATTCTCCTATGCAATTTAGGGCTTGCAAATACCAATTTGCGGTTTATGGCCACGCCTACCTTCTTACTTTATTTAATTAATTAGCATTCTTGTTAGGCCAACACTGTCAATACTGACTAGCAAGAGGTAGTTAGCCAGCATGCCAAATGATTTCCTAGTATAACTAGCCCAAGCATACATGGCACAACCAGAAATCCATATAGGATAAAGAGCAAGTAAAGGCGGGGTGGGGACGGTGACTGCCATAGTGATCGCACAGCCAATACTAATAGCCCAAGCAAGTAGCTCAATAACAAAGCGAAACTTATTAGACTTCCAGTCATCATGTATCCATTCTAGTGTGGGTCGAAACACATCATTTATCATTTATTCTTCTCAGTAGCTAACAAGTTTAACAGATTTTTAATTTTTGTCAAGTTTTTGTATTCCAATATATTGTCAGTCATGCTATTAACGCTGTCTAATATTCGCTTATGGTACACGGATTTGAGAGGAACAACATCCATCTTAACAAAGAACAAACTGGTTTCGGAATTTATTTTGGCAGTGGTTTGTGTCTCATATCTAAAATATAAATCGTCTAGGCCAACGGGTTCAATTTGTTTTTTGTTGTTAGGATGATTACTTAAATCAGGATTGGTGGTTATAGTCCAGACCCATCTGCGAAAACTTGTTTGTTCACACATTACCCTACTGATACCGGGACTGGCTTTTACCAACAGTTCACTATCTGCTACCGGTCTATGAATATCTTCTAGAGTCATACCTAATCGTTGTGATGGGATAAAGCCGCTGGGAAAGCAAAAACAAATAGCTGTTAGTTTGCCTTGATGCATGACAGCAACATCTTCCTCCAAGCGCAGTGCTAGATCTTGGATTTGATTAGAATATACACCGCAATATCTTGCAGCACGTTCAACGATAGATTCTGATCCTGCGATCTGACCAAATAAATCTGTGTTATACTTTGACAATTCTTCTTTTTTCTTTTGTATTATGTCTAGATCAGGAGAAGAAATAAAAACAGGTCCTGTATTACGTATCATATTAGGACCTGTAGTGTACGGTGTTTTTACAAAATCAATCTGCATGCCTAGTCAAAAAGTTAACCCGCATTTTCTTAGGGTGAAAATATTCATTGACTACCTGTTTTGCAACTTCAAGATCAAATTCTTTACAACTGAAAATATCAAAGTAGGCCGTGCCATCTAATTCCATAAAATGACCACTGATGTTGCTGGTTGTAATTAATTGCAAAAGACTATATCCCTGTTTAGGATCTCCGGGGAGAAGATATTCGATGATAGGTTCTCCGTGTGCAGTCATATCGATGCGTGCCACTAGGTCTTTTACGAACTTGTATATGTTATCACGATCTTTTACGGCAGCTATATCACAGCCGCTGCAATCTAATAATAAATGATATCCCCAGTAGCTCATTATTCAACGCTGGGTTTAATTTGGAGTTCTTCAGCAACTGCTTTCACAGTTTCTTTAAGGCCCTCTTTGAGATCTTCTACTTCACGTAGCACGTTGCCGCCCTCGTTGATCAATCTTTCAAGTTTTGCTTTTTCTTCGGGACCGTACATTCTAGTTGACATAATTTTCTCCTATAGAACTATTATATAGCCAACAAAAAAGCCGGTCAACTAAATTGCCGGCTTTTGAGTGCGATTGGTTAAATTACTTTTGGTCTTCGCTTAGTACATCGTACATTTCGAATACACCGCCCATGCGCTCGTACACCATGCCTGCATATACATCAGCTTTGATGCCCTCGCCAATTTTTTGTTTGGCCACACGTTGAGCCCATGCAAACAGTTCTTGATCGACTGCATCGATCTGTTGTTGTCCCCCACTCTCTTGAACAAGTTTGATCATGTCTTTGAATGACAGAATGTTTTCGACCGACTCTTTAACAGTCTTCTTTTTTCCAAAATATTTGGCCTGCTTGTCGCTCATGCCTTTCTTGCCAGCTGGCTTGTCATCGCCTTTGTCAGCAACAGCTTTTTTCATCGGCTCTTTCTTGTCGCCATCTTTATCCATGTCTAAGAAGTCCGGCTTAGCGCCTTCGTCCATAATCTTGGCCATCTTCTTTTTCTTTTCTTCTTTTTTCTTCTTGGCTTCAGCTTTATCAGCTTCGCTTTCTTCTTTAGCTGCTTCCACCATCTTCATGAACTTACTTTTGAATTCTGGCTCAATGCTTTCCTTCTTGGTGTTATCGAATTTCTTACCACCTTCCATACCCCAAGTTCCGGTCTTAGACTTTTTCTGTTCTGGAGCACCTTTTTTCTCAGCAGCAGATTTAGACTTAGCACTTGACTTTGGTTCAGAGTGTTCTTCATCACTATATCGATCTGGATTTTCTTTATGCTTGGTTACACCTTTTGTAGAACGGTCAATAGTTCCACCAGTAGAAGATTTTTCTTCTTTGACTTTTTCATTTTTCTTTTCATCGTCCGCTTTTTTCTTAGCTTCAGCAACATATGTAGAACGTCCACTTAGTACACGTAATTGTGCATCTTCGTTTAGTTGAACAGCTTTTTCTAAAACTGGTGCAGCTGGTGTCTGTGGAGGAGCTTCCATGCTGTCTAATTTGCTAATAAGTGATTTAAAATCC